TCTTATATGGATGATTATTATTTAGTTGAAAATTCGTGTATGCATAGTCCAGATGCTTGGTTTGTTTGGCATGTTAGAGCAATGAAGCGATGGGATAATAAATCCTATCCAGAGGCTGTTACTCTTTGGACAATGGCAAGAATAATTAGCCCTAAAGAGTTCAAAATACTTTTTAATTTAGCAACAGCATTAAAATTAGCAAAATATGAAAAAGAAGCAGATGAATTTATGAAAATGGCTAGTGAGAATATACCAAAAGGTCAAGAAAAAATGGCAAATAGTCTTATGGATAAATGGCATAAAGGAGAATTGCCTTTGTTGTTATGATAATTCAATATTATAATTGTGATTTTGAACAATATAATTTAAAGTTAAAACATTCTGAAATTGTGCGAGAAGAAATAAAAGAATATGTTTTTGCAGATAAAGAAAAAGCATTTCAATTTGCTAGTCTTTATGGTTATGAAGTTTTAATTGATAATGATCGAAAACAATGGGTTGTTTATTCTAAAATACCAAAAGATAATTGGAAATGTGGTTTAATAACGGAGGCAAAATGAATTTATCTGTTCTTATTCCTTCAAAAGATGAGCCAAAGATATTAAAAATGATTGAAGCAGTAGAAAGATGTTTTCCAAATGCTCAAATTGTTATTTGTAATGACCGATATGGTATGGGTAAGGGATGGGCAGTCCGTAAGGCTTTAGAACAAGCTACGGGAGATTATATTTGCTTTATTGATGGAGACCTAGACATACATCCTTCGATGATTCATAGACTAATACCTTTTTTAAGTGATTATGATATTGTTATTGGGAAAAAACAAATAAGACGTTCAATTGGTAGAAGAATATTAACTAAGTTAACAAGATTTTATCTTCATTTGTTTTTTGGTTTAAATTATGATACTCAAACAGGAATAAAATTGTTTCATAGATATGCTTTGTTAGATTGGAAGACAAATTCTTTTATTTTTGATTTAGAGATATTAGCTAAGGCTAGAAATAAAGGATTGCAGATAATTGAGGTGCCTGTTGAGGTTAATGATTTTGGATCGTCATCTAAACCAATGAAAATATCAAGCATTTTAAAATGTTTAAAGGAGTCTTTTAATTTATGGTTAGAGTTGAGATAACTGTAACAAGATATCAAAAAGCTTGCCCATATTGTAAAATAAAACCATTAGTAAGAAAAACCTGCGGATCTCCAGAATGTCAGTTTAAACACCACATAATTCTCATGCGTCAAAGACCTCGAAAGACTGATCAAAAAAGACCTACTGCATTAATACAATTCTAATATATTGTTTCTTTTTCAAATAAATCAACAAAAAAATACAACATATGGTATGTTTATGTCATGAAGATACCAAAAGATGTGCATGGCATACATAAGATAAGAGACTCTAAATTATTGTCTCTTTATTTATCTGGTGACTGGACTTATCAAGCCTTAGCTGAAAGATTTAAAATTTCTACAACTAGGGTTAACCAAATAATTTATAAGAATCGTGCCTTACTTAAAATTGATCGTGAATATGAGAAGATTAAGAGAGTTAATCACTTAAAAAGGATTTTAAAATCTAAAGGTGATTTAGTTGTTGATAAAGATGCTGTTGATATTTTAAAAGAATTAAGAACGGAAAGTGATATCCACAAGAGCGAGTCGTCTGGTAGCGGTGAAACAAAGATAATTATTATTCGTGCGTCGGGAGAAACATCAAAGCCATCAACAGAAGAGGTATCTAATGGCAGAGTTGAAACTTCAACTCAACTTGTATCAAGATCAATTTCTCTTTAGTGAGAAAAAGTTTCCTTGTATGAAATCAGCAATTGGAACAGGGAAAACTTATATGTTTTTACTAAAGATTTGGTCATACTGCAAACAATATCCTGGAACAACTGCATTAATAGTCCGCAAAGAATTTACTGATTTAAAAGATTCAACAATGAGAGATTTTGAGAAGTATTTTGGTGTTAAGATCGGATCTGATAAAGATTACGAAATGCCAAATAAGTCAAAGATAATGTTTCGTCATGCTGCTGAGCTTGATGTATTAAAAAATATTAACTTAGGAATTGCAGGTGTTGAGCAAGCAGAAGAGTTTGAAGATGATACACAGTTTCAGTTTATTCGTGATCGTATGCGTCAGAATAATGGAGCAAGCGTAAGACCTATCTGTATTATTGCAAACGCTAATGGTCATAATTGGGTTTGGAAATTATGGATTAATAAAGCAACTGAGATTAAAGAAATTGACGCAGCTACAGGACAATATCAATATTTAAATGGTGAATATGAATGTATTACTGCTAATAGTTTTGCAAATGCTCATAACTTACCGCCTGATTTCGTTGCTGATTTAAAAAGAATGGAAATAGAAGCGCCTAAGCACTATGCTCAGTTTGTAATGAATAGTGATGAAGAACTTGAACAAGATGATTTTGTATTTAATTTTTCAGAGTTAATGCAAGCCAAGACAAGAGAGTATGCCACCAGAACTGGTTATGGTCATAGAATTATGGGATTTGATGTTGCTAGATATGGCAACGATAAATGCGCTGCAGTAGGATTACATCAATTGGGTGCGCTTGCTTGGAAGATGTTTCATGTTGAGCAGTGGGATCATAAAGATTTAGATTATACAACGGGGCGAATCCTCTCCACCTCTAACCTACACCACGTAAATGATAATATAATCGACGAGGATGGTATAGGCTCTGGCCCCTTAGATTTTATTCAAAAAGGTAGACAACGAGAAGATTTTAGAGGTTTTCGTAATAAACCATATAGTTTTCAAGACAATCAATTTTATGGTAATGCACGAACAAAAGCTGCCTTTAAGCTAAAAGAATTTGTTTCTAAAGGGTGGATTGCATTGCCTGATGAAGAAGTTATCCAAGAGTTAATGACTCTTCGGTATAAGTTTACTAATGATGGACGAAGGATATTGATAAGCAAAGAAGAAATGCGTAAAGAAGGAATCAAGAGTCCTAATTTAGCTGATGCATTGCTTATGGCAGCAAGTTTGATTAATGAAGTTAAAGCTAAGCAAGATATACAATATTTTAGACAATCACAAGTAAGCAAGGAAGAAAATCTTTTTGGTATTGCTGGGGTAAGATAATGCCTGTTTATTCTTGTTGTTTGATGGTTTATGAAAACATAATTGTCTGGGAAGATACAAAAGGCAATTGGTGGATAATGGATGTCTGATATAGCAGAGTTTTTAATAACTCATTATTATTCAAAGTATAAAGGCGAGAGAAAAGATATTGTACCAACTCTCGAACAAATCGAGCAGGGCATTGCTAACCATCCAGACAAGTTCGTTATTGTGGCAGATGAGAAAATTAGGGGCGTGGCCTTGTTCCTTACGTTATCAGATGAAACGTATAAGACGCTCGAAACCTTTGATATTACCCAAGTGGATGTCTTGAAAATTTTATTAACTGAGTTTGGTTCGAATGTCCATTTTGTTTTGTTATGTGCTGATGGAGTAAAAACAATTGTAAGAGGAATTAAAGAAGTTAAGCGAAGAGTAAATCCAAAGACAATAAGCTGGTGGAATCCAGATTTAAGTATATTACATAAATACGAAATAAAAGGAGTTTGATATGCCATTTTTAGCACCAATAGTGCCAGCATTAACAGCAATAGGAACAGTTGCAGCAGCTGGTGCATCAATTTATTCAGGTATTAAACAGTCAAGTGAAGCTAAGAAGGCAGCTAATAATGCAGCTGCTCAAAACAATGCAGCAATTCAATCAGTTAAAGAGGCACAATCCGGGGCTTCTACTCAAGCAGCAGCAATTATTAAAAAGAGAGTTGCAGCTTCATCTCAAACAGTATTTACTTCGCCATTGGGAATTAGTGGGCAAGCAAACACAGCCAAGAAGATGTTAACGGGACAATAGGAGAAATATGTTAGCAACGCAACCAAAACAAGAAACAAATAGTCCAAAGGCTGTTCAAAAGCTAGATTTTTATTATAGACTTAAAGGACAAAGAAGTAATTTTGAAAGCTATTGGCAATCTTTACATGATTATTTTTATATTGAAGCACAAGATATTAATTCTGTTCAAGCTGCTGGGTCAGAATTAAAAAGTGATTATTTATATGACTCAACCACACTTGAATCTGCCGATGTATTAGCTGCTGGTTTTATGAATTATTTAACTCCTCCAACAAGTAAATGGTTTGGATTAAGAGCTAAATCTGCTGCTTTAAGAGACAATAAAGTTGTTGGTCGATATTTATCTGATGTAACAGATCAAGTAAATTATACACTTAACAAATCTAATTTTTATAATCAGATAATCTCATCATATAAAGCAAGTGGAGTTTATGGAACATCGGCTTTGATGGAAGAAGAAGATATCGAAGATGATGCAAGATTTTATTCATTGCCTATTAAAAATATATGTTTGGTTGAAGATGGTAGAGGACGAGTAGTTGAATATTTTATTGAGTTTGAATATACAGCTTCTCAAGCTGCTAATAAGTGGGGAAAAGAAAAACTTTCAGATAAAATGAAAGAAGAATTAAATCCTGACAATAGACAGGAAAAAGCCCACTTATTTTTACTTTCAATTGCTAATAGATACAATCGTGATGAACGAAAGACAGATAAAAAGAATCTACCAGTTGAGGCTTGTTGGATTGATTGCGAGAATAAAGTAATTATTGATGAGGGCGGATATCATGAGTTTCCGGCGTTTTGTCACAGATTTGATAAAAGACCATTTATTCCTTGGGGTTATTCGCCAGCAATGAAAGCATTACCATTTTCAAGAATACTTAATGCAATTGCTAAGACAAATTTAAGGTCAATGATGAAGCATACTGATCCACCTATTGCTGTTCCTGATAATGCATTTATCATGCCTTTTAATGCTAATCCAAGAGCGATTAATTATTATAACAAAGAAAAAATGACTTCAGGTAATGATATATTTGCATTTAGCAACTTCGGTGATCCAAATACAGGAATGACAGCAATTGAATATTATAGTCAAAAAGTAAAAGCGTTAATGTATAACGACGTATTTTTAGCTTTTGATGGTATTACTAAACAAATGAACAATCCAGAGGTGATGGAACGAATCAATGAGAAGATGACCATGTTAGGGCCGGCTGTTGGCCGATACATCTCAGAAATGCTCAATCCAGTTGTCATAAGAACAATTGGAATCCTTGCTAGACGCGGGAAGCTGCCCCCACCTCCGGACGAACTTATCGACAATCCTGAGTATGAGATTGACTGCATTAGTCAATTAGCTCAAGCTCAGCGAAGGTCTGAACTTAATGCATTAATGACAGGATTAACGCTTGTTGGACAAATGGCTCCGCTTATGCCTGATGTTCTTGATAAAGTATCTGCTGATAAAGTCGTTGATGAAACCTGGGGCATTCTAGGGGCACCTGCGAGGGTTCTACGAGACGATAGTGAAATTGAAGCGTTGAGAGATGCTAAGGGTAAAATGGCTCAACAACAAGTAGCTTTGCAAATGGCTCAACAAGGAGCGGATGTTGTTAAGACTGGAAGCGAAGTTGATGCAAATATTGCTAAGACTAAACAGGGAAGTAGTAAATGAGTAGATTTTTAAATATTAATTGGGTCAAGGATAATCTTAATAATATTGAGTGGAGTTCAACAGTTGATGTAATGCTTTCATGGGATGATGCAGTTGTTTATGTAAAAGATCGTAATTGTAGGCTCCCAAGCGTTAAAGAATTACAATCAATCGTAGATTATGATAGGTCAAATCCGGCCGTTGATATTGATTTTTTTGGAGATACCAAATTAAACGAATGGTATTGGACTAACAAGCAAAGGGTTGGAAAACCAGAAGAAGCATTTTGCGTTTCATTTGTAGGTGGATGTTGCAACGCTCAAGATCGTAATGGATTAAAATATTTTAGAATGGTAAGAGATATTTAATGAATAAGATGACAGATATTAATTATGTAGCTGGATTACAAAGCAATATGCGTTTAACCTTTGAAAGTCCACAAGGTAAAGAGGTAATGAAATTTTTAGAGCAAACTTGTTGTTGGTATCGATCAGTATGGAGTCCAGATCAACCGGATATGACTTTGATAAATGATGGTAAACGTCAAGTATTAGCGACTATTAAAACTGTTTTAGAATTAAATCCAGAACAAATAGTTGAATTAGCTAAAAAATCGGAAGGAGGATAAATTGAAAAAGAAAGGTAAAAAAGGCGGTAAAAAATGCTAAGGAATAATTATGCCATTTAAAAGTAAAGCACAGATGAAATATTTATATGCAACTCACAAAGATATTGCTGAGCGTTGGCGAAAAGAATATCCAAATCAAAAAATTAAAGATTTGCCAGAGCATAAAAAAAAGAAAGGCAACAAATAATGGAAAATGTTGAAGCCCCAGTAGTGGATAACTCCAGCACCCAAGAATCACCTGTAGGAACAGCACCAGTAATGGAATCATCGAATAGTTCGTCTAGCGCACAGACAGTAAATGTTTCAAGTAATAGTTGGAAAAATAATTTAAGTACAGATTTAAGAAACAGTCCTTTACTCAATAAGTTTGAAGATACTCCTGAAGGATTAAATAAGGCTTTAGAGAGTCATGCTAATTTAGAAAAACTCTTAGGACATGAGAAAGTCCCCATCCCAAAAGACGCTAATGACGTTGAAGGATGGAACAGATTTAGTAAGGCGATGGGAATACCAGATAAAGCTGAAGGATATAAATTAGCTGATGCTCAACTTCCAGAGTCAATGAAAGGTATAACGATTGATAAGAATAAGTTCGCTGAAGTTGCTCATGCTCATAAGTTAACACCATCGCAAACTCAAGGTCTTTGGAAAATATATAATGAAATTAATGCAGAAACTTATCAAAAAGCAATGGCTGATCATGAAAAGTCAATGGGCGAAACAGTTGCTCGTCTTAAAAGTGAATGGGGCGAAGCATATAATGTTAACGTTGAGTTGGGTCAAACAGTCATTAATAAATTTTCTGATAGTCAAGAAATGAATGATTATATTACTTCAACTCTTAGTCAACATCCAAATGGGATTAAGTTTTTGGCTAAGATTGGTGAACAATTTGCTGAACATAAAGTTGGTGAGTTTCAAATGAAGAAGTTTAGTTTAGCACCAGAAGAAGCGCAAAATGAAAT